CCACACTTTGTCATCCGATGCCGGGGACAAGGCTTCTTATGCGGCCACCAAAGGGGCCTTAACCGTAAGGTCGGACATCCAGAAGCGTGACATGCGAATGATGACGGCTATCTGGAACGACATCATCAATCTCATTTTTATGCGTAACGGCTACATTGAGGCTCCTCGCCCCAAGGCGGTCCCCTACCTGGCGTCGGAAGTCAATGTGGACATGGCTACCCGCGACGAGGCGCTTACGCGGGCGGGCGTCGTGTTCAAAAAGTCTTATTTTATCAGGGCTTACAATCTCGAAGAAGATGACATCGAAGAGGTTATCAACCCGAGCAAGCTTCAAGCCACGGGGATGCAAGGCGAGAACGACAAGGACAAGCCGCTCGTCGATGTAAAGGGCGAGAAAACGAAAATTTTAGGAGGGGAATAATGGCCGCTTTATGGATGGAAGTATTTCGCACCGGAACTCACACATCGGGGAACGGTATCACCAAAACTTATACCGAAGCCGATTTGGTGAGCATTGCCGACACCTACAATTCGCAGAAGGGGCATGAGGCGCCGCTTGTAATCGGCCATCCGGATACAGATTCCCCGGCTTTTGGATGGACCAAGCAGTTGAAGGTTGCCGGGGGGAAGCTGCTGGCTTTCGTCGATCAGATTACCGATTCGGTAATCGATGCAATCAAGGCCGGGCATTACAAGAAAATATCCATTGCCCTGTACGGTGATAATTTGCTCCGTCATATCGGCCTGTTAGGTGCCACGCCGCCTGCCGTGAAGGGGCTTGCGCCTGTCCAGTTTTCCGAAGCTGAATTTGATGAGTTTGCATGGGCTACCGACGAGTGGCGGGTGCCGATTATCGGGCGCGTCCTGAACGGGATTCGTGACTTCTTTATCGAGAAGTTCGGTTTGGAAGTCACCAACAAGATCATGAATTCGGAGGACATCAGCAGACTACAGGAATCCGCGGGAGGAGTGTGGATAAAACAGGAAACGACGGATGCAATAGGGTTTTCAGACAAATCAGACAAGGAGGATGTCATGAATGAAGAAATGACGAAAAAGATTAAGGAAATGGAGGATAAGCTCGCCGAGCAGTCGGCGCAGTTTTCCGAATTGTCCGGAAAGTTCGATGCGGTTGTAGCCGAGAGCAAAAAGCTCGCTGACCTGATCACCGGGCAGATGGAGAGTGCTCAGGCAAAGGTCAGAGAAGCAGCTTTCGAGTCTGACAAGGCCGGGTTCAAGGCTTTCTGTGATGGCCTGGCGAAGGAGGGCAAGATTCTGCCGGCTGAAACTGACGCGCTTACTGAAGAGTATGCCAGTTTGCGCCAGGCCGAGGAATCACTGACTTTCGCCGAGGGCCAGGCGAGGCCGTCGGAGAAGATGAAGGAGCGACTTGGCAAACGCGAGGCCATGTTTGTTTCCGGCGGGCAGGCGTTTGCTTCTGCGCGTCGTGCTGCTGACACCTCTTCGATCAAGGTTCCCGACAAGTTTGCCAACGTCAAGAATGTTGATCCGATGTCGGTGGAGATCGACAAGCAGATCCGTGAGTACGCCGAGCAGCACAAGGTTTCTTACGAGATCGCCGCGGCTGAATACAGCAAGGCATAACTCATCAAGAAAAGGAGGAACGAAATTATGGCTCTGCATACTGAAAAACCCGGATTGATCACGACCGGAGTTGCTTCTGGTGCAATCACTAAGCGGAGGTTTGTGAACTATTCCGACGCCCAGTGTAGCACCATCGGGGAGTTGGTCAAGGGTGTTGCGCGGGAAGAGGATACGGAGGACGGCAAGCCGTTTGCGATCTGCGTTGACGGCACGGCGCTGGTCGAGGCTGGCGAGGCGCTGGATGCCGGAACACAGGTTATGACCAATGGCCTGGGCAAAGCTATCAAGGCTTCCTACGGCTCGAAGAATACGCCCCGATATGTGGCTGGCGTTGTTATGCGGTCGCAGTCTTTGGCCGGTCAGTCGGTAGAAGTAAGACTTGGCGGCTCCATCATCTCTACGGCGCTTTCGACGACGACTACCACGACCACCACGACAACCACGACAACCACGACCACCACGACCACGGCGGCGTAACCCTGACAAAGGAGGAATAGATTATGAGCGACTTTTTTGATTCTATCACTGAGGGTGTCAGCGTTCCGTTGACCACGCTTGCATCCGGATACCGGCCCGACAATTTGATTGGGACGGAAGTGTTCCCCGTTGTCCGTTCGATCACCAAAGGTGGCAAAATTCCCATTTTCGGGAAAGATGCGTTCAACGTGCATGAGACCCTGCGTGCTCGTGGCGCAAAGTCTAACCGTGCGCAGATGACCTCGGATTCCTGGATCACGTTCTTCTGTGAAGAGCACGATCTGGCTATTCCGCTGGATAAGCGGGAGCTGGACGAACTGAAGGCGCTTCCTGGCGATCTGAAGCTCAGGGCGCTGTTCAACATGCAGGACCGGCAGCGGCGGCGGGTTCAGTGGAACCTGGCTCTTGAGCTGGAAAACGTTATTGCGACGGATGCACTCAATGCAGCGAACTATACTGACGACAATACAGTTACGCTGTCCACGACCAAATGCTGGTCCGAAACCGGTTCCACCCCGTCTAAGGACATCGAGGCTGGGCGGGAGAAAGTCCGGTCGCTGATCGGTATGTACCCCAACACCCTCGTCCTGGGCGCTTCGGCCTACGCGCAGCTCAAGTTCCACGCTGACTACACCGACAAGATGAAGCTTACGTCTGACAAGGTTGTGCGTCCGGACCTGATTGCTCAGATGCATGACTTGAAGCGGGTTATCATCGGCCTGTCGATGGGGGTGGATACGAATGGCAAGTTTTACGATCTTTGGGGCGACGATGCGCTTCTGTACTATCGTCCCGAGAACGAGACTCCGGAAATCGATGAACCGAGCTTCGGCTATACGATCCGTCCGGGCTTTTCGGCGACTCCCTTCCCCTACGTGGACGTTTTCGTGGAGGAGGGCGGCAAGATCGTCAACGTGCGCTGTACAGATATGTGGGACACCAAGATCATCATGTCCAGTGCGGGCTATCTGATCAAGAATTGCCAGAAGTAAATCTGGCGCGGGTACTTAGTTTACTTAAATAACTTAGGTGTCAAATGTTGTATCGAGGACAATTTCTCTACAAAGTGATCTCTGGCCGATTGCAAATCGGCCCGAGAATCTTTGTAGCTGGTGAGTCTGTCCCGTTGAACATGGAGCAGGCAGAGTCTCTGTATCCTACTGGGCAGCTTGAATACGTCAAGACGATTCGGAACAGAGGCACGAAACGAAGGCATTCTGCTCCTGGTGAGAAACTGGAAGGGTTGGCGATGTGTGAAATGGCAAGGCTATGGCTCAATGATTTGCGAACCATGGCGATGAAGGAATACGGGATCGCAGACAAACGGCTGAAACCTTACGAGATCATCCGTTATGTCTATGACACCAGAAAGAGGATCAAGCATGGGATATAGCAACCTTACAGACATGGAGAAGCTGATTCCGGCCTCGATGCTGATCAACTTGTCGAATGATTCGTCCGGAGCGATTGCGGTGGATCAGGCCAATATCGACGAAGCGATTGATCAGGCTGACCGGGAGATCGACGCCTATCTGTTGTTGGCTAACTATTCCGTGCCGATGGATCCTGTCCCGCCGCTTGCCACCAACTTATCCGCGAAGATGGCTATCTGGAACCTTCATTTGCGTAAGTATTTCGACTCCGAAATTTGGAGCAGGACGTACCGCGATTGCCAGAAGATTCTTGAGCGCATAGCGGAGGGAAAGCTTTCCATTGGGCAAGAGGAAGAAGGTGTGGTTCAAGAAGCAGGCGGGAGATATTACACATCTACGCGCACGCAGAAATTCTCCGCTGAAGTTTGGGAGACATTTTAATGAGTTTTCTTGTGCAAAGAAGTGATGTTGTGATGGCGATATGCGAACAGCTTAGGGCTGCCGTTCCAGAGCTAAAGCTTGTGAAGCCGTATCACGGCGAGCTTGATAGGTACGCCAAGAAAACTCAGATCAAAGAACCGATTTTCCCTGCCCAGGTAAACCTTGCAACTCCGTTTGCGTTGGTGATTTCCAAACACAGGACAAAGCTGGCGAAACAGGGTGCGTCGAGAAAGTTTAAGCATGATATTTCAATTTATGTAGGTGATCAAAACACTCATAACTTCAATGACATATCCGCTCCTTCGATATTTGGGATTTTGTCGAAGTGCATGACAGCTCTTGATGGGGCTGTGTTGCTAAAAGGTTGCGGAGAGCTTGCCGTTGAAAGTGAGGGCGATTATCTGATCACGACTGATTTGTTTGTAATTTACGACCAGAAGTATTCACAATTTGAAATTGGAAATTAAAGGAGGAACAAACCATGCCCCCGAGAACAGCACCCCACCCTGACAACTACATGATCGGCAAAGGAGTTCTGTCGATCGCCAAATGGAATGGCGGCGTCGTCGGCGCTTACGCCGATGTAGGCAATTGCCCGAAGTTTGAGTATGAAATGACGGAGCAGAGCGTCGAGCATTTCGCTTCCCGAACAGGTGTGAAGGAGCAGGATGCCGAAATTGTTATTCAGTCCGGCTACAATGTTTCGTTCACCCTGGACGAAGTTTCCGTTGAAAACCTGAGAATGTTCATGAAAGCTACCCTTTCCGGCACCCGGATTCTGTATGCCAACATGAACACGAACCAGTATTATGCTATCAAGTTCGTTTCCGATAACCCTGCCGGCCCCAATACAAGCTACGAATTTTGGAAGTGCAAGCTGACCCCGAACGGCGCTTTCTCGTTGATCAGCGAAGAGTTTACCTCCATGAGTTTCAGTGGCAAGGGCATAGCGGATCGGGTGAACCATGCAACGAGTCCCTGGTTCACGGCGACGTTCGATACCACTACCACAACCACCACGACAACGGCGGCGTAACAGAAAACAAATCATGCCGGGCGGAAGCGCCCGGCTTTTACAAAGGAGAGAATAATGGCACGACGAGTTAAGGAAGTTGATTTAGGCGAAAAGAAGATTCTTGTCAAAGAGCTTACGGTAAAACAGATTAGGAAATTCTGGTCCGAGTTGAACAATCAGGGCATTCCGGACCTGTCATCGATGATGACCGGCGGTCCCGTTTCGGTTTTATGGGACGCATGTATTGATGGTCTTGTCCCTGATGACATGGAAAACATGGCTCCAAGTGAAATCAAGGCGGTGTATGACGCGGTGATTGAGGTTAACACCGTTTTTTTCGACCAGGTGCGAAGGTTCGAGGAAGAAAACCCGGCCGTCAAGGAATATCGGTCGGCAATAGCCCAGGATCTTCGGATGATGGTTTGGCAAAGCTTGACCGGGCTATCTGCCGCCTCATCGAACGAGGACACGCAGGAGTCTTCGAATACGGATACTCCTTCTTCGTAACCGCATTAGAGGTCAGTTACGAAGAGGAAACTCAGGCATTCAAGCTTTTGCGGAAGATTATTGCGACTGCAACACGGGCTGGCTACCATGCCAAAGACAAAGATTTCCAGAAGTTCCTTCAAAATTAAGGCCATGCCATGTCTGAATATAATTTCGGCAATCTTGAAGATCAACTTAAAAAGGCCAAGGAAACAGGTGACGAGCTTGAGCATGGTCGGTCGCTTTTACAGCAATTAGACGCTGCTCTTGCTCGGAACAGGGCAATAGTGGATGATCTTGCCAAACGAAATGCAGAGATCAAAAAGAAAGAACAACTGGCGGAAGAGGCCCGTGTTCTAAAATATGGCGGACTGAAAGATAAAAAACGGGAG